TGTCCCTCCACTTTCATATCCATTTACAACTGCATTTTGTAAATGGTTTCTATGTTTTAAAATATGATTACTACCAAAATCATTATTTATAACAGTTTTATATGGTGATAAATTTGTTGTGTACATTTTACTTCCTATATATGCCCCTGCAGAAGTATTACTATCATTCATTTGGGCAAGTCCCATAATCTTTTCAGGTATCATGAGAACATGTGGTGTTGTACATTCAGTATCACCACAATGTAATCTGTAATTAATATCTGCTACAAGATATTTTCTACCACTTGTTTTACCTATAATATAATCACCTATAAATATATCATCGAATGTACCATTAGCAATTTGTTGCGATAAAGTACCATTATAAAACAAATCAGTAATATCCTTACCTCTATATATAGAATTATGAAAACCTGCATTTGGTCTATTTAATATATCACTTAATAGTTCATTTCTATCATAAATACTACTACTTTCAATTTTATTACCATTTTTAACTTTATATACTTTCATTATTTTCCCTCGCTTTCTTCTAGTGAAGCAACATTGGTATCATTTATAGTTCTTGATAATTCAAAATCTAATATATTATCTTGTAACACTCCCACATCTGTTTTTAATTGTTCAACATCAGGTGTTATATCATCAATTTGATTTTGCAAGTTTCCTGCTTGGTCTGTACTTAATTGCCCTTTAACATGTTCAAACCATGTATCAAATTCATTTGTATTATCAGCAATAAATTTATCAAAAATTGCTTGAATTTGAATAAATAATTGCTCTGTATCAGGTGTTTCAATAGGCGAAATTACATCTCCACAATCACTGGTAATAAATCTACAATCCTCTATCAAATCTTGTGTTATTTCAGTTGTTCCTGCAGGAATATAAACCTTGGCAATTCTTAAATCATAAATTGTTGAAGTTCTTGTTAAATTTGGTGCTACTGGATTATTAGAAAATGTCCCCTTAATTACTTGAGCAGTAATATTTCTATTTGTTAAATCTAATCTAATAACAATATTATCAATACGACCTAACACACCATCTGCATTATCTATTGCTAAAGTTTTTACTTGTTTATTTCTATATCTATGTCCCTCAATAAATGCTCTACCAGTGCTTAAATTAACTGCCATATCATTTGTGTTACCTAATACTTGGCAACCATTATTAAAAATACCATTTGTAAAAAATGGGATAAAATATTCTGCAAAATCTTCTGCATAATAAACTCTATCGCCATCTACATCATTAAAAAAACTTGATTCTTCCATTTCTCATTCCTCCTTAATTATTAATCGTAAGATTTTCAACAAATGGTGTTCCAAATGTAGCAAAAATCTTTTGATTATTATTTTCAATGGTTTCTTCTATTTCAGTAATTCTTTGTTTCATTACAATACCCCATGATTCTTTTTTAATATTTACAATATCGCCTAAATCCCATAATTTTTTATAGTCATCAGCATATACTGTTACTTCAAGTGTTTCAGTAGATTCAACTAATTTTTCTGAACCTTTAGTTTTTAAAGTTTCTTTATATTGTGCAAGTGTTAAATCACCTTGATTTTCTGATTTAGCATCAACAAATGTTTCTCTTAAATCAAAATCTTTATTATTTCCACTTGTAACTTCTACCATAATTCTATTTTTATCTTCTCCTTGCCCACCTACTAAAACATAATTCTTTTCTGTTTTAGCACTATATGTATAATCAGCAACATCAATATTTGATTTATCTTCACTAAATTCATATCTAGGATTAATTGATTGTGTTTCTGTTCTATCTAATCCTTGATAATTTTCATAAATCATTTTCTTGTTTGGAATATCGACAGATATTCTATGAGCAATTGATGATATCTTTGCTAAAGTAACTAAATATTCATAAACATTCTTATAACTTACTTGAAAAACAACACTATCTGAATCTAGTGTTGCTTCACTTATTAATAATTTAGAAAAAGGTGTCATTTCATTTAATATTTTTCTTTCACCCAACAATATCTTCCCACTAAAGTTAATTTTACTTTTAATTATTCTTCTATCTAATATGCTTGATAAAAACCTGCCATAAATTATAACTTCAACACCATCATCACCTGCATCATTTATAGTAAAACTTTCAATAATACCTACTTCTATGGCATCATCCCTTATAATAAGATTATCTTTTTTTAAATACTTTTCTGTTTGACTATTTAATGGAATATGAAGTTCGAACTCACCTGCTTCATAATATTTTCTTCGCCATCTTAAAGAACTAAAAAAATCTATAATACCTATGAGTTCCAAATCCCTAGTATAAACATAAATATCAAATTCTTTTATCATTATACTGCCTCATATTCGTTTACATATTCAATAACTGCCTCGAGGTTATCAACACCTGTATCAGCATTATATCTAAATGTATTACTTCCATGATGTACTTGTAAAAACTTACTACCATATACCATTAAATTATTAATATTTTCTTCTACACCAGTAGTAACTGGTATATAAGTAATATTTTTATTTTGTCTATATGTATTTACAATAATCTTATCTCCTGCTACCATTGTTTTTTCAATCTTCATTTCTTCTCTTGTATCAACATTAAAAAGAGATGGATTAATAACAGTATCATTTGCAGTAAATGTTAAAGTCATACCAAATTCAATATTAGTATCATTCTGAATAGCAACCATTGAAGTTGTGTTTTTTACACCAAACTTTATACCTGTATCATGGGGAATCTTTAATGCAAATTTAAAACATGGCGACCATGTTGCCATTTGAAGTATAGTTTTATCTAAATCAGTAAAATATGGGTTAGGGCATATTAAAGATATTTGAAATTGCTTATGTAAACCTTTATTATCAATTTGAATAGATTCTACTTTATATTCTATTTTTCTTTCTAAACCATCTTCATAATAATAAAGTATTCCAGTTGACTTTAAAGGAAAGGCACGATATAACTTTTGCCTATTATTAATTACATCATCTCTAATTGCACCTTTTATAATAATATTCCTTTTTTCTACACTTGTACCAATATAATTTTCACCTATGGCATAAGCACTTTTCATTCCTGCTACTACACCTAATACCTCATGTAATCCATCAACACTTTTAAGAAAGAAAGGAAACTTATATTCAAATGTTATCCTTTCTTTTAAATAATTTTCACATACTATTTTCTTTGACATATTAAGCACCTACCAAATCCAAATATTGTTTTTCTTTTCTAATTTGTCTTGCATACTCGCTTGGTGAATCTTTTGGAGAGTAGAAATTATAAGTATTATTTTCAACTTTACTAGGTGATTGATTGCTTCTACTATTATCAGAAGAAAATACTGAATTTGGTCTACTTAAATTAACTCTTGTAGATAAATCCAAATCTGTTGGCAATGCTCTTTGAATTGTATCATTTACATCTGACATTTCTTGTTGGAAACCAACACCAATACCTTTTGCTAAATTTACACCAATTTCATCTCTAAATACTCTTGATGGTGAATGAATTCCAAATATATTTTTGATGCCATTTACAATTGATTTACCAAATCCTTTAATCTTATCTAATACCCAGTCTTTGGCATTATTAATACCATTCCATAGACCCTTAACAAGATTTTTACCTATATCTAACATACCTGATATACCACTTGCAATTCCATCTTTTACCTTTCCTAACAAGTTTTTACCTATTTCTCCAAGTTTTCCATAATAACTAGCAATACCATTTATTAATGAAGATATAATTTGTGGTATTTTCGAAACTAATTTTGGTATTGCTTGGATTAATCCCTCTGCCAATTTAATAACTAAAGTAATACCTGCTTCAATTAGTTTTGGTAAATTATTAACAATGGCTTCAATTAATTTATCTATTATTTCAGGTATTTTATCAATCAAATCAGGTAAGGCAGTAATTAACCCATCTGCTAGTCCCATTATTAATTGAATACCTGCATCAATAATCAAGTCTATATTATTTAACAATGTTTCTACCATTAACACTACTGCATCAATCATTTCAGGTATTAAAGTTGGTAATTGCTCTGCTATTCCTTGAACCAAAGAAACAACCATTTGAATACCCATTTGCAATATTTGTGGTAAATTTTGAACTATCGTTGATATAATCATATTAATTATTTCCATAACTGAACTCATTATCATAGGCATATTTTCAGTTAAACCTTGAACTAATTTTGAAATAATACTACTTCCTGCATCAAGAAATGATGGTAATTGTTCTGCTATTCCATCTAATATTATAGGCAATGCATCAAATACTCCATCAACCACTCTATCTACTGCTTTTAATACATTATTAACAACTCCTCCATTGCCATCTCCATCACCAACAAGTGAAGAAAATAAATTCATTACTAATTGGCTTAAATCTGCTCCATCAGTCGCTAATCCTGTAATTAAATTACTCCATGCTGATTTTGTTGCATTAATAGAACCCTCAATTGTTCCCATTGCCTCTGCTTGTGTAGTATCTGCAATATTACTTGCTACTTGAATTTGATGAATTGCCTCTGTAATATCTGCAAAATTAGAAACATCGTATTTCTTTCCTGATAATTTTTCAGCATCTTTAAGTAATCTTTCCATTTCAGTTTTAGTACCACCATAACCTAATTTTAGATTATCTAACATATTAAATTGACCTTTAGCAAAACCACTATAAGCATTTTGGATTGATTGCATATCAGTACCAAATGTATTGGCATTATCAGACATATCTCTTAATGCTTGGTCTGATAATTCGGCTGCTTTTTTGGTATCACCATTTAAAGAAACTATCATGCTTTTACTGAATCCAGTTACTGTTTCCATATATTCGTTAGCACTCATACCTGCAGTTTTGAAAGCATCGTTTGCATTTTTAATAACAGTATCTTTTACATCATCACCAAATAATTTTTGAACACCACCCTCTAATTGTTCAAATTCACCAAAGCCACTAACTGCCTGTTTTCCAACTTCTATCATTGCAGAACCAACTGTTTTCATAGCACTAGCCAATCCTTTAATACCTGCAATAATACCCTCACTAATTAAGTTTCCTTTTATTAAATCACCTAGTGTGAGAGTACTTTTACCTGCTTTTTCTTCTTCATCAGAAAAATCTTTAATTGATTTAGCATCATTATCAAAACTATTACCTGCCTTATCTAAAATAGCATTATTATCTTGAATCTTTTTAGATAAATCACTACATTCAGTTTTAGCATTATTCATCTTAACTTTATAATCGTTAATCTTTCTATTATTATTATCATAACTTGTTTCTGCTTTTGTTAATTCTTTTTCTAAATCAGCAACAACCTTTTCCTGTTTTGATATTTCTGAACTTGTTGCAGTTGTACTATTTTTCATTTTTTCAAGTGTTTGTTGTTCACTATTTAATGAATTTTTTAATTTATCAATTTCTGTTTTATTTTTTGATTGTTGTTCAGTAAAATTTTTGATGGCTTCTGTGCATATTTTAACAACATTTTGCTCTTCTTGTAGTTTTTTATTTAAAGCATCATTTTTACTTCGCAAATCGCCTATTTTAGCACCATTATTTGTAAATTCTGTTGATGTTAATTTTAATTCACTACTAACTGCTTTTAAATTACTATTAATGTTTCGCAATGCCTTAATATATTCACTTTCACCTGTTAATTTTACTGTTCCACCAAATGAACTTGCCATATTACACCTCCTAATCTAACCATTCATCATCTTCTGATTGCTCTTTTTCTAATTGGGCATAAGTTGTACTCTTTTCTATATCGTGATAATACTTGTAATGTTCCCACAATTTATTGAACTTTCTTAAAGTCATTCTAAAAACTTCTTTTTCAGAAAATCCTAACTTGCAAACTCCTATAAATGAAAACCACGAGAAATCTATTGGTTTATCCTTTTCTTCCTCGTGGACTACTCGTTTTTTGGGGTATCATCCTTTGTTGATTCAATAACTGTTTCATTTAATTTACTTGTTGCCTTTTCAATACCCATTGCAGTTATTAATCTACCTACTTGTTTTTCAGTTAATAAAGGTTGATTTAATTGATTGTTTTCATTATCAATATCAATGGCTTCATTTATCATTTCTTTAATTCCAAAAATCAATGCTTTTATGTCTACTTCCTTTGTTTCGTATACTTCAACTTCAACCTCTTCGCCATTTTTATTTTTAATCTTCTTTATAATAGGGTTACCATCACTATCTAATTTAAGTTTTCTTTCGCCATTTTCATCATAGACAAAGCCATCTGTTAATTCTCCCCAACTTTCAAATGTTCCATATTCTACTTGGATTGATTGCATAACATTAAGATTAAATATTGCTTTATATTCTTTTCCATTAACTGTAAACATTGTTTCTTTTTCTTTCATTTTTAAATTCCTCCTTATATAACAAAAAAAAGAGTAAAGACTAGATAATAATTTCTAGTTCTTTACCCTTTCTTCTACCAGATTTTTTCACTGTTTCTTCGAAAAGATTTATATACTATTTAGTTGTACTTTTTGCACTATTTGTAGTTGAAGTTAATAAACTATCTAAATAATCACTAGCATCTTTATAAGTTGTGAATGTCTTTGATTTAGACCATTCACCATCTGTTTTTCTCATTACAGAACCCTCAATTGATACAGTAGTAAACTCAATCGATTCACCCTTTGTTGCTTCATCAGGCATAGTATCTTTAAATTTAACTTTTGATAAGTATTCAACTTTATATTTGTAAACACCACCAACAATTTTTGTTAAAATTCTACCAAATGCAATATATGGAGCAACATCTGTATCTTTACGAACAATTTCACCATCTTCACTTATAGCATGACCTAGTAAAGGTGCTAAAATAGTGTCATCATCATCATCAACAGTAATTGTTACTGTTCCTTTATTAAAAGTGTAATCACTTTCACAAAGTCCATCATCACCATATAATTCAGCACTATTTAATTCAAGAGATACTTTACAATCTATTGCTTTACCTAGTGTTTTAGGTTCTTTAACTTTTTCATTTTCATCTAATAATGAATATCTAAAATTCTTTAAACCAATTCTTGCCATTTTAAATTCTCCTCTCTTTAGCAAAGGTTATAGTTTTATGATAAAGTCCTGTATCTTCTTCATACATATCAATACTATCTTCTATCCATATAAAACCATTTTCTAACATAACTTTTTTTAACTCTGAAACAATTGTTAAATAATTGCCATCACTATAAATATCAAAATCGAATGATGAAGCACTATAAATTGGTGCATCATCACCACATAATAAAGGATTATTTTCAATTTCCATATATGTTATATATGTTTTAGATTTACCTCTATATCTTAAAAATGCAAATGGTATTTTCTTATTATCTACCTTAAATTCATCTAATATTTTTTCTATTTCATTATTCATAATCTAATCATCCTTTTGGTAAGTATTCTTTTTCTTTTTGTTTCATAGCATTTTCAATATCAGTTTTTTTAAATGATTTTCTAAAAAAAGGTTTCTTTGCTTCACCATGACTTGTTCCATATTCCCTTGCCATAGCGACTAATGGAGCAGGATGCTTTTTTTCAGCATCCAAATAACCATAAATCATAACTTTATTATTGATTCCATCATCTGATGGTGTTCTATATGTTTTTGAAACAAATAAGCACTTACTTAATCTATCAGTTTTTTTAAATGACTTTGACATGTTATTTTTAACAATTCTTGCAACTGTTTCTGCACCTGCCTTTGTCATTTCACCCATCATTTTAGGTGTTGCTATTGCCAATTCCTCAAATTCTTTTATTAAGTCATTTGGCAATTCTTGATTGAAGTGTGCCACTACTTATCAACAACTTTCGCTTGTATTTCTAATTCAATAGAATCTTCGTTAATATTATTTAAATATTCAATAGAATAAGTTTTACCATTGAATTTTATTTTCATATCTCTTGTAATCACAATATTAGCAGGATATCTAATTGTAAAATTAGTATATGCTTTTTCAAAATCTGAATTATTTTGAATTAATGTATAACCTTTAGTGGTCTTTACACTAGCATAAGTCTTTAATATGGACACTTCTGATGGAATTTCAAAACCATCATCATCTTTAATACTTTTAATACTAACAATTTCAATTAATTTATTATATTTACCTGCATTTTTAACAGTATTACTCATGATAGTAAATTCCTTGAATGCATATCAAGTATAGATTGAACAACTTTATTGACATTATTATTATCAACATAATAAGTTCTTGTATCGTACATGTCTTGGCATAAAACATAAACAACAATAACTAAATCATTATATTGTTCTAATTCTTTATCACTCAATCCTGTATTATTTTTAATATAATCAATAGCAACTTTTATTATTGTTTCAAGATATTTTTTATCTTCTTCTGTAATATCAGATAATCGTAAATAGTTTTTTAAACTATCTACTGTTATTTCACTAACTTTAGTAACCATAACTATTTCTCCTTTCATGGAGTCGCCTGAACAAACGAAATTACTTACTCTTTATCAGTTTTTGGTTCTTTATTTGATTTATCATCAGGGTTTGAACCATCACCCTTATTTTCATCATCTGATGCTTCACTATCTTTATTATCTTCACTTGACTCTTCGCCACTATCTAAATTATCTTTATTTTCATCATCAGTATTTTCTTCTGACTTTAAATTTAATTCTTCTTCTAATTCAGCAATTCTATTTGATAAAGTTTGTATTTCACTATCCTTATCATTTAGTTGTTTTGTTAAATCTTTGATAGTTTTTTCCATTTCTTTATTAGACATTGCTTTTTCAGAATAAGGAGTAACAAATCCTGCACTTTCAAGGGCAGTGGCTAAAGATTTATCTTTAATATCAATAACCTTGCCCTTTGATGCAGATATTTGACTATTAGCAAATCCTTTATTTACTAGATACATAAATTATCTCCTAGATTGTTTTTGCTTTGATAGTTAATTTAGATAATTTTTGAAGATGTTCAATTTTAGCATCGCACTCTAACCAAGCAACTACACCTGTTGCATGTTGAGTAGCATATTTTTCTCTTAAAACTTGAATTTCAAGAGATTTAGATGTTTTTAAAGCAATACCACTAAAGTTACCAAATGTGATTGGAGATTTACCTTCTGCAATACCCTCTTTATTATCTGAAACATAAACAGGATATCCTAGAACCATACCATCAAATTCACCAGTTGGGTCTGGTACAAAGATTGGTCTATCATTACCATCTTTCATTGTTTCAAGAACTGTTTGAGTATCTTGATTCATAACCCAAATAGAACCTTTTCTGAATGATTGAATAACTTTATTTTTTACCTTTACTAAATCATCATAAGAGATAACACCTGCTACTTCTGATTCAACTGTTTGTGAAGCAGGAATACCACTACATCCAGTAATCTTATCAGTAGTACCATTTAATACTTCTCCCTCTAGGAATAATTTTACATATTCAGCAATAATATTGATAACAACATTTACCAAATCAATATCAGTATTATTAATTAAAGAATTACCAATTTTTGCTAAAGCACCAATTAAATAATCTTTTAAAGTTACTGATGTAAATTTTCCTGCTTTTTCTACTAATTCAGTAAAATCTTCACCATAAGCAACTGTGATATCTTCACCATTATTAGCACCATAAACAGGAATCTCTAAATTACCTTTCGTATTATATTTAGTGGCTTTATCTAGGATAGGTGACATATTATGAGCAGTCATAATAATTTTATTTGCAATTGTTGTTGGAACAATTACACCATTTGCTCCAGTAGTGAATTGACTACCTGTTTCTGCTCTTTCTTCATTCAATACTTCATTTCTGATAAATTTAGCAAAGTTTTCAATATCTCTTTGTTCAATTTCTAATGCTCTTTTTTCTTCATCCATGTTTTCTTCCTCCTCTTTTTTATCTTCTTCTTTCTTTTCATCATCAACTAACTCTCTACTATCTTCAAATGCTTTCATAGTGTTGTTAATTGCTTCTATTTGTGTTTTTAATTCATCAAATAGTTTTTGTTCATCTTCTGTAAATGCTCTTTCTTCTGTCTTTACATCATTTAGTAACTTATCCATTTGAGTTACTTTCTCATTTTTTTGTTCTTCTAAACTTTTCTTATTCATTTTACTTTCCTCCTTTAAGTTCTTTTAGAACATTCTCATAACTTGAGTAATCTATTTTTTTACCATCCACTTTTGGTGGTTGTTCAGGCACTTCCTCATCTGACCTTATTTCTTTATAACCTCCACGAACAACTTTAACTTGATTATTGCTATCAATATTAACTGTTCCATCAGTTATTGAATAAGGCATCTTATACAATTGGCTACCATCTTGAATTGTTCCATAAACAAATTCATCATCATAATCCTCTAACCAACCATCTTTAAATAATTGCCTATAAGCACTATTTAAAACTTCTCTCTTTTGTGATGCAGTCATATCACTAAAATTTGGTGTTGGTTCTTCATTTTCTTTTTCATAAGAAAAAGAGTCATTTTCAAACTCTTCATCTCTATATTCTACAACAGTTGGGTTGCCATCTCGTAATTCTATGCTAGTGCCTATGTAAGCAGGTATCTTTTTATCATCTATAATTGATACTTCAAATAAATCAATATCTCTTACACTTCTTTCTCTTAATCCACTATTATTAACAACTTCTTCATCTTTGTTACAAGCAAATCCAAAAGACCAACCTCTTAATTTTTTCTTTTTGGCTTTTTCTATAACATCAGCATCAGTTATTTCAACAATGGCTCTTAAACCAATGTTATCTTCATAAAGATTAGCACTACCATCTTTTGTATTTGCTAATTCTTTATCGTAATCATGATTTAAAAGAACTTTAATAGCATCATTTTTTTCTAATGCTCTACGAAAAACTGATGGCATTATTTTTTCTACGAATTGCCCTCGTTTATCGTAAAGAATTTTAGAAAATCTATCAACTGCATTTACATATCCATCTATGATAACCTTATCATTTCTTACTTCAATTTTCATTGCTTTCACCTCCTCGTATAATGTAGTTAAGATATTTTTTAACTACTTTTTCTTTTATTTAGATTTTTGTTAAGAGATATCTATAAACTCATTATTTTGTAGATGTTTAAATCTATATTATAATGTCTGTAGAGATAGAGTGGTTTTAGCCACCTCCTTGAACATTTGGTTCTTAAGAAAGACTAAAGCCTCTTCTTTACAATTTGGATATTAATAAGTTGTATAAGGATTAGATTTTATCTATTGCCTTTCATTTGCGAGGTTATATCTTTGTAAAGATACTGAGGGCATCGCCTCTATCTTAAATATCAAGAATTGGAGTTGTTTTTATGAATTATTTTTTAGGCATTGATATT